CGCGCCCATCCCAGAGAGCCTCTGGGCGACCTCGAAGAGCGGGTCGATCACGCGAGCCGGGAGGCCCGCGACCTGCTCGACATCGCCGTCGGCGAAGAGCCGCTTGCCGTCCGCGTCGCAGATGCACCGGACGAGGAGGCGCGCGCGGAGATTGACGAAGTTCATCTCGCGGTTAGTGCCCTTGCCGATGAAGCACGCGGCCTCGAACGAGTCGCGCTCGCCGGCGGTGAGGCCACGGATCGAGATCGGCTCGGCGATGCCGGGAATGGAAACCGCCTCCACGGGAATGGAGGCGGCGAGTGAAAGCACGAAGTCCTTCGATGCGGTCATGGTGTGGTGCTCCGAGATGTGCGAGGCGATCAGGTCGAGGAGGTAAAGCCGCCAGTCACGCGGACGGTGAGATCGGCCTCGACCGCGCCATCGACTGCGGCCGAGACATTGAACGAGGTGACATACCCCGAGAAGGCCAACTCGAAACCGCCCGTGCCCGTGTTTGGCCCGAACTGGATCTTGAACTTGCGGAAGTCCGCACCGTTCGCGTAGGTCGTTGGGTTGAGCGCGCCGTTGTTCGATGTCGTTCCGAGGAGGGCGGCATTATATGAAGGAGCGAATAGCGTCACGGAGATCGTGCCCGAGTCCTTCGTGCCGCCGATGAACGACTTCACGGTCGCCGACAGGGCCGAGGTATCGATCTCGGCGATCGAGATCCCATCGACGGAGATCGACTTGATCTCGCCGACGGCGGCGAAGGTCGAGCCTGCCGATCCAACGACGGTTGCGTATGAGAAGGTTGAGCCGGGTGCGACGATTGCCATGGGTTAGCTCCAGGTGATTGCGGTCGTGAGCTTGACGGTAGCGGACGCGGTCACGGCCCCGTCCTGCTCGGCCGAGATCGAGAGGTTCGTTGCGATGCCATCGAAACTTGCGGTGAGATTGCCGGCGGCGAACTCAAGCGAGAAACTAGCGGGAGTGCTATCTCCGCTAGCAGGGACAAGAGCCGTCTTGAAGTCGGCGTAGTTCGAGGGCGCGAAGAAGTCGATCGTGAGCGTGCCTGCTTCGAGCGCGCCCATGATGTACGCCTTGTCCGTGCTCGTGAGGTTCGTGATGTCGATCTCGGTCAACGAGGATCCGCCGACGGAGATGTTAGTGACCTCGCCGACGGCGGAGCCGCCAACAGTAATGATCGTGTTGTATGAGGAGAGTGCCATGCGGAGTACCTCGTTAGGAGTGCATCGAGACTACCTCTAGCGTCGCAAGATATAAACCGTGCGTAGCACCATCTGCGGGCGGTTGGTAGTCGGTCTGGATCGTCGAGACCCGGCTCGCCTTGACGGAAATCTTCACGACCCCGCCGGACGAGAAGTCCTGCGACCAGTCGGCGAAGATCGCTTGCGCCTTCTGGGCGATGTCCACGGAGACCTTCTTGTCGAGCGCGAGGCAATGGAGCGACACGCTCGACCGGGTGAGGGTCGGCACGCCCGAGAGCACCAGATACGGCGCGCTCGAGTTCAACTCGTACACGATCGCCGGGAGCGACCCGTTGTCCTCCCGAAGTTCCGGGTAGATCCGCACCGGGTTCGTGCCGATGATCGAGGTCAGGCTCGCCGTAGCGGCGACCTTGGCCTTGATCGCGGTCTCGATGTTCCAGACGGTTTGTGCACTCACGAGAGATCCTTACTGGGCGTGGACTTGATCCGGCCCCACTCGTTGATGAAGTCCGTGAACTCCTGCACCGCCGATGCCTCGGCTCCCGGCTTGAGCCGCTTGAAGAGGCGGAAGAAGACCCACTTGCCGGGGATGTCCTTCTTGCCCTTCACCCATCCGCGCATCCGGCCCTTGCGGACGATCGAGAAGCCCTTCTCGATGAGTCGCCCGTAGAACGCCCCGCTCTTCCCTGTCACGCCGATACGGCGACCGATGTAGAGCCGACGCTGCTTGGAGCCGAGCGGGATCACGGCAATAGCCGTCGAGACCTTCGCACGCGCGAGACCTGGCGAGACCATGCGGCCGCGCCTCATGTACGGCCAGAGACGATCGCCGGGGAATCCCTTGTCCGTGTTCGTCGTGAGCGAGTTGATCTCGGAGCGCATGGCAGCGGCGATTCGTTCGAGCGTGCGCGTCGCCACGCGCTCGATCATCGCCTTCTTGAGGTTCTCGTCGAGCTTCTTGAACGCCGCGACGAGTTCCTTGCCGCCGGACAGGTTCACGCTCTCGAGGAACGGTTGGGACATCACGCCACCTCCCGCACGGTCACGGTCACGGTCTGCTGCCGCGCGTCGTACTGCTCGATTCCGATGATCTCGAATGTACGGGTGTCCGTCTGGAGGCGGGCCGTCACCGACAAGAGCGCGGCATCCTTCTCGCGCATCATGATCTCGTAGGAGCGTTGGTGTGTGATCTTCTCGCGCTCGACACCCTCGGCGGCAGATGTCCCTTTGAGGTAGCCCCATACGATCGTGCCCACGCCGAGGAAGGTCGGCTCGAGCGAGCCGAACTCGTCGAGATCCGTCGTGCGGTTGAGCACGAGGAACGGCGTTCGCATCAGGCCGGAGCGGACTCGCCTCATGCCATCCTCGGGATCGAGAACATCCGAGCGAGTGACTCCACACCGTGCGGGACTTCGGTGAGCGCGGTCTCGCTACCGGTCTCGCGAGCGATGTCATACCAGTACGCGACCGACATCAGCACGGCCTGCCGGAGAGCCTGCGGGATCGCGCTGGCGGCCGCGCCGTAGCCGGCCGTGTATCCGATCGTCACGCTCGGGATGCCCGGATAGAACCGCGTGGAAGGCCATCCCGAGATGATGTTCGGATTGATCACGATGCTGCTCGGAAGCCTCTGGCCTTCGAGCGTGTATGAGCCTGCCGATAGGACTTCCGTGGTGCCGCTCCGATCGCCGTAGGAGATCGAGGAGACGGCCGAAGCCTTGCCGGCCGGGAGGATGATCTCGTAGCCGAACGGGAAGCGATCGAGCTTCAGCGTGTAAGTGCGATTCACGAGCGGCCGATTCGCCAGTCCCTCCACATAGTTCCTCGCCGCCACGATGAGCGAGGTGATCAGCGCATCCTCGTCCGTGTGCGTCACGCGCAAGTGAGCCTTCGCCTCGGCAATCGTGACAGGCTCGACCGCCGGCGAGGTGGCCTCGACATTCGATAGGTAGGTCGCACCATCAATCGCCAGCATCGCTCGCCTCCTTCGTCGCCTTGCGGAGCCGCACGCGGCCTCGCTCGGGAGTCTCGATCTTCGGCTCGTCGCGCTCGACCAAGCCGGACGCAATGTATCGCGCCGCGTCGGAATCTGGAATCTCGCAGCGCATCCCTGCGGCGTACGCCGTCGTGCTCGTCGAGAAGGTCTTCAGGATGTGGACTCTCATGTGTGCTCCGAAAAGAAGAGGGCGAGCCTTGCGGCCCGCCCTCGTGTGTGGCTAGTTCAGCCCTTGCCCCCTCAGGTGTTGTCATCCTTGAGAGCACGGAAGGCATCGGAGCGCACGACCTTCGCGTCGAGACGCATCTCGCCGAGGTAGCCGATCTGGCCGTTGCCGGCGTACAGTTCGTTCAGCACCTGCACGCTCATGCCCGTGCGCTGCGCGAGCACCATGTGCTGGAAGTCACCGATGACCGCGTGGATCTGGTTGTTGACATTGCCGAGCGCAGGTGCCCAATGCGAGACATAGACCGGGATGCCGAGCAGACGGTCGGGCGTGCCGGCCTGGAAGGAAGGCTCCCAGAGGTACGGCGCGCTCAAGTGGCCGGACGAGCCGATGACCTTCTCGGTCAACTTGCGGACGGCCGTCAGGAACGACTGGCTCGTCACGATCGCGCACGACGGGCTCTTCAGGTACTTCATCGGCAGGCTGTAGACCCAGTCGATGAGTTCGTCGGAGGTGAGCGTGCCGTCGGTCGCGAGCGTAGTAGCGGTGCCGAGCGTGGCGTTCTTCAGACCTTCCGGCTTGTTGGTGCCGTTCCCGTGCCACAACTGGTACTCGATCGACTGGCCGAAGAGGCGACCCATGCGCTGCGCGACCATGCTCTCGACGCTGAAGTCAGCACCGCGAGCCGGAGCGTCCTGCACGAGTTCACGCGAGACCTTGACCACGCGGCGCAGCGAGTTGCCCGTGAAGGTCTTGTTGGTGAAGGTCGGCGTGTATTCAGCGACCGAGCCAGCTTCGCCGGCCCAACCTTCATCGTCGATCTCGGCCGATTCGAAGTCGCCCTCGAGCGTGAAGTTGGTCGTGAAGTTGCCGACATCGATCTTGCGGCACAGGTTGTAGATCGCGGTCTCGAGTTCCACGCTCTTCTGCAACTGCGCGTAGAAGCCGGCCGACGGGAGGTACTGGCCGTCGCCCGAGCCTGCGGCGATCGCGCGAGTGTCGAAGTCGCGGCGGTGGCCGTTCTTCAGGTAATCGGCGAACCGAGCCTCGTACTGATCGCCGATCTGCGGAGCGAAAGAGCGAGTCTCGACGCGGGCCGGAGCCTCACGCTCGACCACGACCACGCCGTGCGAGCTCTTGGCCGCGCGCGAGTTCAGGTCGGCGATCATGTCGCGACGCTTGG